CTGGTCGCCAGACTCTTGGTCATACCCAGACTCCTTAATAGAGCTTACCCAACAGCCTTTAAGTTGCCAAGACCTAACCTTAACATAGTTTGGACTGTACTCAATAAGAGTGGCATCCTTCTTATATTCTGACATAAGACCGACTCTTTGAGTGGTTACATTATATGACTTATTCTGCCAAGCCATAAGAATTTCTTTTACATCAGTACCTATGAAGTCTCTTACAGTAATCTGACCATTATCGAAATCAGGTAATCCAGCAGCCTTCATAACCGAATTACCTCTACGGATAGTAATTGCCTTTTGTGTGAAATGAGGCACAGGAGAGGACTTAACACAAAGCCTTAAAATATCGTCGGCATTTGCCCTTGTGTATTCATTTGTACCACCGACATCAGGGTTCATACCTGCATAGATCATATCCTTAAGACCAGTAACAATGAACTCAAATGTATTTTTTCTTTGGGGCTCATATATATCCTTGTTGTCCGATAGATGATAGGAACCAAATTCCATATCAATTTGCTGTTGCATATCATAAGTTGTATTGTATGTTTTCATTATCTATCGCCTCCAATCATCTTAAGATACACTTGCTTCACTGTCTGTAGGATTGATGCTAACGGTAATATCAAATCCTTCAACATCGTAAATCGTATATATTGTAACAAGAGCACTTACAGTATTCTTCTTCTTGCTTGTTGTTCTAGTGATTGTATATCCAGACAACCCATTCCCTGTGGACATCCTATCAAGCAAAGGCGTGACCATACTTCTGAAGCTTGCCCAAAGTACTTCGGTATCCTGGTCAAACAGCAAACTACGAGCAGCCGACAGAAGAGTTTTCTTGATGTCGCTTATCATAATACGCTGACTCAAGAACATTGTTGCCTTAAGACTTTCGTTTGTCAGAAGAGTCTTATTACCCCAAATAACATTACCATAAGAACGAATAGGTGTTATCGGGTTGATTGCACGCTTAGTGTCATCGTTGATTGTCTCAGCTATTGAATTTGTAAGTGTTCTCGCAGATTTAGCAGTTAGAGCACCAACAACACCGCCTCTTGATAGACCTGCAACAGCATACCAAGAAGGATAGTTTTTAACCATAGCCGCATATGTCATAAGATAGCCATAGGACGCTGGCATATCTTGTGTTCCTATTGGGGTACTGTAGGTATACCAAGGCGTAAACATTGTCCCGTAGGTTGCCTGCGAATTGTCTATGCCACTACCGTCCCTATTGATTGCATCGAATATATCAGTTGAATCAATCAGTTTTGGTGTTGTACCTGACATGTCATACTCTGCATGGTCAATAATCGCAACACAGTCTCCACGATTAGCTGCAACCGACAACATACTTGAGCAAATTGAATTATTATTATATCCATATGTCGGATAACCACCAGATGTGATGAACTTAACATCATAGTCAAGAGTAGAGGATACTGTATAAAATGCTCCACTGCTCATATAATCATATACCTTCTGGATAACATTACTCTCAAGGTCGGTATCCCCAGTAGCCAACTTAGGAACAAGGCAGTCATATATTACAGATATACCATTAGACAATAGTGAATATGCATAACTGTATCCTGTATCCATAAACCCAGCATCGAACTTATCATATGTTGTAGAAGATACAGCCCCATACTTGACTTCATTTTCAGCAGACAGTGTGTACGGACCTACACCAATATTTGACCTAAGGGCATCCAAAGAATCACATATAACAGGCTCGTTGTAAGTGGTTTTGTATAAGGATAAAGTACACTTTCCATCCGAAACATAAATCTGGTCTACGCCGTAATCTGAGCTATTTAATTGTTCTGGCTGAGATGTTGATGTTTGCAGATTATATACTGTAAAATCAATACCGTAAGTATATGTTTCTGGCGTTCCATTACAAAACAACCCAGAATAAATTGGCTTCCAAATCCTATCAAAAAACCTACTGTCCCCAGAGATGTTTATATATGTCAACATCGCATCGGAAATCGCAGACTGAACTCCACCAACAGTAACCTCAAATGAGCCGCTTATATTTGTAATAATACACCCACCAACTATAGGATAAGATACAGACCCTTCCGTTATTGACAGAACAATAATATCTGTTATATCCGAAGAAAGTCCCCGAACATTAACAGAACCATCTGATCCGATAGAAACAGATATTTCTACGGGATCTCCACCAACATACGGAAACACACCTATTACACCAGGTAAACCAACGACATACGCAGTATCGCCAGACATAGTGACTGAATTATATTCTTCATTTATCTCGCTAATTTTTACATAAGCCATTTAAAAAATATCTCCTTATCATAATTGTCAACAGTGACTCACCTAAAAGTATATTGCCACTCTTTTTCTGTCTCGTCATTAACGTACAACTGAATATCTGTAAGTTGCAAGTTATCTTTCTTTCTGACATCCCACAAATAGGCATCCTCTATACTTAGTTTCAAGGTGTATCTATATAACTGCCCTGGAACTTGTCGTATACTAAATGAGGATGTGTTATTTATATCAGGAGATAATGTTATTGAAGAATCGTGTAGAAGATTTTGATTAAAATAAGGTATCTCTACTTGTATCTTTGGAAAATTTATTATGTTAAATATAAAGTTTCTGCAATACTCATCGGATTCCTTATAGTGCCTCGTAATAATGTCAACCTGATACAACAACCTGATTGGAATCGCATTTAACAGCACCGCACCAGATCTATCTATGCTGCTTGGAATTCCTTTGTGGGAGAGTGGTCTTTTAACTACACTTCCTACAGTATAGCTTGTTTCCCTCGATATTGCAATCATAGGTAGTTTAATCGGACTGTCTTTTGTCTCGTCTGCAACAACCGTAAACAACCTATTGACTTCATCAGGACCGTATACTTGAAGTTGAGTGTCTTTTGTCCACCCTCTTATTTTATTTACAAGCGCATCATCATATAAATATGTTGACATCAATCTTCCTCAGTTTCTTCATTTAGTAGGTTGAAGCTATTGTCGGAGTGGTCATACAGAGCATCATCAAAAGTATTCTCAAACTCAGGGACAAGAGAACAGGTTATTGAAGCAGGGTAAATTGAAATTGTTGACATCATATCTACCATAAATACTCTACCTTGTGAATTATCTATCGCACTAGGTATAATAAATAACGAACCTCTTTGAAGCCCCTTTGTATCATACGGAACACTTATTAAGACAGCGTTTTCCATCAGCTCCGACACCCAACCTAATTTTCTAAGCGTCTTTTGGTCAGGGTGTTCATTAAAGATACAACCAACAACCTCAGGACACTCATAGTTTGTGTCTATTTCTGCATAAGTTGTGTATGTTTTGTCCTTTTTAGGGGCACGGTGTATAACACGCACCCCTATCAGAGAACACATTTCGATAAACCACATCCTATGTAGTTTAATATCTTTTTCATTAAGCAGCATACCGTAATTGGATGTATTTACATTTAATTCCATCTAATATACTACCTCTCAGTCAATGATTTAATTACTTAATAACTCTGCAGATACCAGATACACGCTTTCCTTCCTGCAAATACCTGTAGGAAAGGCTTTCTGCAACAAGCACCTTATTTTTTGTGACTGCAGTAAGTGTAAACGCCTTTTTATTAGGGGTTATTTCAACATTTTCACCAAGGAATTTGAGCCTACCAGACTTTGTTGCCCTATATGCCTCAAATATAAATGACGTATTCTTCTTTGCACCAGAGGCAAATGAGATTACACCCTCAAGAACAAGCTTGCCATCCTTTTCACGAGCGCAGGTTGACTTGAAGTCTTTTACGTTTGAGTAGGTCTCTTTAAGATACTTTCCGCAAACATAGTCGAAAGACTCTTCTTTAATTTCCTCTGCATCTACCTCAGTTGTTTCTGTTTCTTCTGCGGGAGCCTCTTCCTCTGCTTCTGCTTTTTCTTCCTCAGAATTGCTTATGATTTCTTTCTTATCATCATCCGAAAGTTCTGCGACAGTGTCACCAGTTTCCTCGCCGCCTACCTCGACATCATCAACAGTAGTCTCTACCTCTGCAGTTTCTTCTTCGGTAGGCTCTGTCTTTGGTGTAGTTGTTACGGTGACGCCGCCATCGTCTTTGGTGTCCATTTCCATGGTTTCGTCATCGGTCTCAATTTCAACGCGACGAAAATCCTCATCAAATTTCTTATGCTTACGGGGAAGTTCGCCTTTGTACTTTGGGTGCTTTAGGCGATAGTCACGGTCAGAATCTGCATCGTCCTCAATCTTGTCGAATTTGGCTTTTGCGTACTCTTTACGATCATCTGCGTCAGCATCTATATCATCTCTGCGAGAGGATTCAAATACGGGTTGTGAAGCTTTGTCAATAGCATTGGCGGCTGCACTATCCGCTGCTGCGGAGACCGCACTATCCTCTGCTATCTTACACTCATCTACCTGAATATCGTGGGCGTTCCTATCATGCATACGCTGTATTCTATTCATCTCGCGGTGAATACGTGGAGAAACGTCTTCCTCGTCCTCATCCTCGTAGCGGTCATATTCGTCCGCATCGGTCTCGTCGTAGTCCTCTTTGACTTTGCGACCCTTACTGCACTCGCGCATATCCATGCGTCTCTTAGCGAGTTTTTCTACCATACGACGGTGAGAAAGAGATTCCTCTACTACTTCTTCTTCCTCATCATTTTCGTAAAAACCTTCCGTATACGCACCAGAGGATGAAAAGTTAATTCCATTAGACTTAGCATATTTTTCGACGTTAGTACCAGATTTCGAGTGTATGGTAACATCGCAGTACTGGAAAGAATTGTTTGATATATGCTTTACCTTTGGTGATATATCTGCATCTTTAAGGCTAGAGCATCCAGCAAATGCCCTAGGACCAACTACAACTACCGTTCCAGGTATAGACACCTTTGTAAGACTTGTGCACGCTAAGAAAGCAGAGTTTCCGATTTTATCGACCTTTCCGCGGATGGTAACTGTTTTCAAATTCTTGCAATTAGCGAATGCAAAGTCAGATATTTCTTTACAGTTGTCTTTGCACCATACCGATATAACAGAATCCTTATACTTATCTGCTATCACGCCACCGGAGTATTCAACCCTACCGCTCTTATCTGGCTTAGGGTCTCCTATTCCGAAGATACCCTCGTTGAGAGATTCCTCTACTTTTTCTTCTTCCTCAGTCTCTACTTCGTCGTCGCCTTCGCGCTCTTTGTCCTTGAGCTCTACTTCTTCCTCGTCGCCGTCATCCTTGATTTCGACTTCTTCCTCAGACTCGGCTTCGTCTTCGTCGTCATCATCCTTAAAAGGATCGTAACTAACGACTTTACCGCAAATCTTAAATCCGTCACGAGATGAGCAGAATGGGCACTCTTTGCCTACATTTGCAACAGTGTCGCCCTCGTCGATTTCAATCTCGTCCTTATCCTCAAACATATTTGAGTGGCACACAACGCAGTTGAGAATAACCTTACCTACATAATCATCTTGAAGGTCATCTTCAGTCTCTGCGTCTGGGTCAATGACATTAACTGTCTCAACATCACCATCTTCTATAAAGTCGCTCATCTCTTTCATGCCCTCGTCGTCGAGGTTAAATGCCTCTTCGGTAAGGAAGTCAAGAGACCTAAATGCTTCGTCAAAATAACTATTCATTTTTTAACATATCTCCTTACATGTCAATCAATAGGATAATTCAATTTAGAATTAGTATCAAGATGCGTTCTAAGTTCTTTAAGTTCCTCAAGTCCTTCTTGAAGCAACTTATCCCCATCAAGTGTCCACAACGCAGATGGTTGAGAGAATTTTGACCTTACTCTGCCCAAAGCAACCTTTGTCAATGCGATAGACAGTTTAATCAATATATCTATCCAATAGTCTGATTTAATCTGCGATATATCTGTAAATCTAGGTATGTACTCTATAGTAATCTTATCTGGAATACCAGTAGAAACATTTATATAGAGTTTTTGCGCTTCATTGTCATAAATATATGCCAAATCAGTTGAAACAGTATTCCGTATCTGCTGAACAGTGCTCCACGCACCATAATTAGCAAGATAAGCATT